AGCCGACACAAGAAAGAATGCGTGATGCTGGCCTTATGTCATTTGATGATGATGCTTTTCACGGATCAACCTACAATATAGAAGATTTTAGTTTAGCTCAAACCTTAAATCCAGAGGGTCACTTTGGCGCTTCTCATTATTTTACGAGTAGTGCTGATGACGCTAGCAGACATTATGCTGGCATGGGGCCAGACCTTACAAGCAGGATTGAGCAAAGGATGGATGAGCTTGATTCAATGCTTGATGGATACGAGATTGATGATCTTCTTGAATCTTACCCAGAAATGAGCAAAAAAGAAGCAGAGAAAATAGCTTCTGGTAATTCTGAAGTTTTTGATAACTTTAAACGTAGGGTTGCTACAAAAGAGCTTGCTGGCGACAATCTAGGTTCTATGTACCCTGTAAAGCTAAAAACAGGCAAGACTTATGATTTAGGCACAAACGATGACACGTTTATGCGTTATGAGCGAGACCTGCCTGATAGGGATGACTTAGCTGATGAGATCAGAGATGAGATAGATAGAGCTGACTATGAAGATGATGATGCTTTTGAGGATGCTATAGAGGAGCTTGTTGACGAGCGTTACCATGATGCTATGTCGTATGAAGATCCGCAAGGAGAGCTTGTTGATTTTATATCATCTTTGCAGCGTCAGGCAGATGATTATGGGTTTGAGTCTGATGAGTTAATTGAAAATATTGTTATGACTGCTCAAGATTTTGATGGTATAACCGCAACAAAGCTAGATGATATTATGCGCTCTACACAATGGTACGCTGATGACGATATGGGTCGGCTTATCAATAATGAAGTATATAGACAAGCTGTAGAGGATGCAGGCTTTGATAGCATTAAGCATAAAGGTGACATTTTTAGGGGCATGGAAGTAGATCCTGATACAATTCATACTATTGTATTTGACCCTAAAAACATTCGATCAAAGTACGCTCAATTTGACCCAACAAAACAAGCATCTTCTAGCATACTAGCATCCAGATTCCTACCTACAACTGGATCAGGTTTACTTGCTATGTACGCCTTGAGTCCTGATGATGCCAGAGCAGCGCAGATAGCCGCAACAGATACTAGGGATGTAGGTAGTATACAAGCTGCTAGAAACCCAAGACTGCAACGTGCTGCTGGTTTACTAGGCTCTATTGATACACCAATAGGGTCTCTGTTTGAGTCTACTCCTAATGTCTTGAATCGCTGGGCTTATGGTGAAGAAGCAGACGCTATGGATAAATTAGGTATGGCTTTAGAGCTGATGCCATAGAGGTTACTATGCAACAAGATCCTTTCAAAGACTATGGTTTATTACAGTATCTTTCTGATATGCAGTTGCAGGAAGTTATCAAGCGTCCGTTAGAGTCAGCAAAGCATGGTGGCTTCCCTGAGCATTTCTCTAATTACTATAAGCGCATGAACCCTGATGACAAGCGTACAGATAGATCTATTATGGATATGGCAATTAATTTTGCTGGCGGCTATGATGCAGCAGCAAGAGGATTCCCAAAAGATTCTCTTATGCGTATGGCTCGTCATTACCAGTCTCGTGATTATGATGAGCGTCCACAGGACTCTATACAAGACTACTACGAGAATATAGCAGGGGTTGAAGCATACGATGCCAATGTAGGCAGACTAAGCATGGAAGATTTATATAGATTATCTATGCAGTATGCCAAAGAAAAACATGGATCAATAGGGCAGTAACATGGCTATTACTAATTACACAGAATTAAAGAGTTCGGTATCTGGTTGGTTAAATCGTGATGACTTGGACACACAGATTCCAGACTTTATCCGACTAGCAGAGTCTTTTATTAGCGATGAGTTACGTCATTGGCGTGGTGAGAAGCGAGCAGAGACTACGTTAGATGGTCAGTTTATTGGCTTACCTAGTGACTGGGTAGAGACAATACGAATACATACTAATGCTGGCGGTACAGGTGATATGCGTTACTTGTCACGCGCACAAATGCAAAGCATGAGAGCAGCTAACGAAGATGCCTCTGGCGCTCCTGAGTTCTACACTCACAATGCAGGCCAGTTAGAGCTATACCCTACTCCTGATGGTAACTATTCTGCTGACCTTGCTTACTTTGCTGATGCTGGTGCATTGTCTGACTCAAATACAACTAACTGGGTTCTGACTAAATACCCAGATATATACCTTTATGGTACACTACTACAAGCTGGTATGTACTTAATGGATACTGAGATGGAGCAGCGTTGGGCAGCTCTATATCGTGCTGCGGTTGATCGTGCTAACCGCAACAGCAGGAAATCGGTTGCTAGTGGTAGCGGCCTTAAAATGACTATTAGAGGTTACTAATATGAGCCAAGCTACTAACTACTTGGAAAACAAGATTGCTGGTCACGTCTTTGGCGGCACAGCATATACTGCTCCTACTACTTTGTATGTAGGTCTATACAAAACTGCACCTAATGACACTGGCGCTGGTACTGAGGTATCTGGTGGCTCTTATGCTCGTCAGTCTATGGCATTTACTGTAACAGGTGACACTGCAAGCAATACTGCAAATGTCGAGTTCCCAAAGGCTACTGGCTCTTGGGGTACTGTTACACACTTTGCTATCTCTGATGCTGTAAGTGGTGGCAATATGCTTTGTTATGGCACTTTGACTGCATCCAAGACTGTTGCATCTGGTGACACACTACGCTTCAATGCTGGTGAGCTAGACATTACAGTAGCTTAATATGCCAGTAAATAACGGATATGGTGCTGCGCTATATGGCGTAGCTTCTTATGGCTCTGAGAACTATGTAGATGCGTCTGCAAGTAGTAGTGTATCCGTTAGCACTTCTGCTGATTCTGACCTGATAGAAGGTATTACTTCTACAGCTAGTATCAGTGTTACTACTTCTGGTAGTACGTTGTTGGTAAATGGTGGTACAGGTCAATCAAGTATCACGTTATCGACAGCAGGAGAAGGTCAGCTAATTGCATTGCCTGATGGTAGCTCTAGCATATCTATCAGTACCTATGGCGATCTGCTTGGTGTACGCTTATCTGGTGGTGCTGCTGTTGCTACAGTAGAGACTGAGGGTAGTGCTACTGGTATCAAGTTAGGTGATGGCTCTGTTAGTATAGAGGTTACAACAAATGGAGTTGCTAATGTTGTTGCTGGTATTGGTGGTAACTCTAGTATTGAGTTCACTACTAGCAGTGATGTTTTGCGTATATTTGATGGTGTTGGTGCTTCTAGTATCAGTATTATTCCTAATGGAAACATACGCTATAGGTACGAATCTATTGATAAAGATGACCAATCATGGTCAGACAAGGTAGTAGATTTACAGGCTTGGGTAGAGCAAGCAAAAGACGAGCAATCTTATGCTGAGATAGCAAAAGATGAGCAGAATTGGAACAATTTAACACAAGATACAGAATCTTGGGTAAATATAGTATAATTGGGTTATACCAACTAAGAGGTCTCACAAATGGCTGACACTAACACTACAAACTATTCTTTGACTAAGCCAGAGGTGGGTGCTTCTGACGATACTTGGGGTACTAAGTTAAACACTAACTTAGATACGCTAGATAGCAAGATTGATGACATAGAGGGCAAGTCTGGCGCTGCTACTCTAAAGCACACTGGCTCTACCAAGCTAAAGACCACTTCTACTGGTGTAGATATTACAGGAGACCTATCTCTAGCTGACAATGGTAAGGCTAAGTTCGGTGCGTCTGATGATCTACAGATTTATCATGATGGAACACATAGCTATATTGCAGATGTAGGCTCTGGTGTTCTTTTCCTTCGTGGTGAAAGTAATGTTGTTTTAGAAAGCAATAGTGGCTCTAACTATTTTGAAGGCACTTCTGGTGGAGCTTCAACCATATATCATGCAGGAAACGCAAAGCTTGCCACTACTTCTTCTGGCGTAGACGTATCAGGCACAGCCACGATGGATGGGCTTAGTGTTGAGAACAATACTACTGATGTTAAAGGTACTGTTAAAAACACATTAACTTCGGGAACAAGGACTGCAACTTTAGACATCCTTCCGCAAAATGACGGCGCTTACGGAGTTTCTATACAAGCGTCGGGCGGCTCTGGAACAGGCACGTTTCAGTTCAATAACAAGAACATAATGAAGTTTGACTTTAGCAATGACATCAGCTTCTACGAGGACACAGGCACAACTGCTAAGTTCTTCTGGGATGCTAGTGCTGAGAGCTTGGGTATAGGTAAAACACCTCAGTTTCTTTTAGATGTAAACGGTAATACAAATATACAAGGAAATGTCGCACCTACTGGTAATGGAATTGGCATAGGTGATTACGGAACTACTGGTGGTTACAAATGGATTCAAACTTTCAGTAGCCAACCTTTATCTATTAATCCTTTAGGTAACAACGTAGGTATTGGGATTAGCTCGCCTAGTGCTAAATTGCATATCAATAACGCAAGTGGCTGGGGCAGTGAGATACTTGACGGAAGCTCAGGTGCGGACATAACTTTGCGTCACGGGGGTACTAATTACGCAGGCATTTACTCAACTTCAGCACATGGGCTGACGCAATGGGCTAATAGTCATATTGCACTTAGAACTAACAACTCCGAGCGACTCAGGGTGGATAGTAGCGGTAATGTACTTGTTGGTACTACTGTAAGTAACCCAGCTGGGGATAACTCTGAGGGTGTTGCTATTTCCTCTGGTTCATATGGTGGATTCATTGGTGTTACGAGAGATGGTAATACACCTGTTGAGATTAACAGGAAATCCTCAGACGGAACACTTATTACACTCCGCAAGGATGGCAGCACTGTTGGTAGTATTGGTACGTTGAGTGGCAGAACCTATATGCAAGGTTCTGGAGCATCATCTAGTGGGTTGCAGTTTGCGCCAAATCAGGTAGTACCCTTTAGAAATGGCACTTATGCGGATAACCAAATTGATTTGGGTAACATAGGTTCAGGCCGTTTCGATGACATATACGCCACCAACGGCTCTATCCAGACTTCTGACCGCAACGAAAAGCAAGATATTGAAGAACTATCTGATGCTGAACAACGTGTCGCTATAGCCTGTAAAGGACTAATGCGTAAGTTCCGTTGGAAAGATGCTGTTGAAGAAAAAGGTGATGATGCTCGTATTCACTTCGGTATCATTGCCCAAGACTTGAAAGCGGCCTTTGAAGCTGAGGGCTTAGACGCTGGCAGATACGCCATGTTTATCTCAACTACATGGTGGGAAGAAAAGCGTGTTATCCCTGCTGTTGAAGCTGTAGAAGCTCAAGATGCTGTGTACGAAGAAGTTATTATTCCTGCTGTACTAGACGAAGATGGTAATGAAGTTGAGCCAGAACGTACTGAGCAAAACCTAGTTTCTGAGGCTGTAGAGGCCGTAGAAGCTGTCGAAGAACACACTGTAACAGATACATTCGATACTCTTGATGAAGCCCCAGAGGGTGCTTTAGAGCGTACTCGCATGGGTGTTCGTTACAGTGAATTATTAGCCTTTATTATTGCAGCCATTTAGGAGACTCAATAATGACTGATTTTACTTGGAAAATTAATCAATTAGAACGTAAGACCGCTGATGACTATGTATTAGTCGTCCATTATGGTGTCGATGCTGTAGATGGTGAGTTTAGCAATGGCGCTTACGGCACTCTTAGCTTTGACCCAGAATCACAGCCTGCAAGCACTGACTTCGGTTCTCTAACAGAAGATACAGTTTTAGGTTGGGTATTTAGCAAGGTCGAAAAAGACGTTGTAGAAGCGCAGCTAGAAGCAGTTATTGCTGATATGAAAGAGCCTAGTGTTGTAGCTGGCTTGCCTTGGGCAGAATAATACTTTAAGCAAATAGGTAACTATATGGCTAAAAAAAAAGATACAAGACTGGCAAAGGTAGGGGTTAGTGGCTATAACAAGCCTAAGAGAACCCCTAGTCACTCAACTAAGTCTCATGTAGTTGTTGCAAAAGAAGGCGATAAGGTTAAGACCATTCGCTTTGGTCAGCAAGGTGTATCAGGTGCTGGTAAGTCTCCTAAGACTGCTGCGGAGAAGGCTAGAAAGAAATCTTTTAAGGCTCGTCATGCTAAGAACATTTCAAAAGGTAAAATGTCTGCTGCATACTGGGCTGACAAAGTTAAATGGTAATTAGACTTTAAGGAATAGTTATGCCTTTAGTTGCACTTGATCTGCCTGCTGGCGTTTACAGAAACGGCACAGATTTACAATCACAAGGACGCTGGCGCGATTCTAACCTAGTGCGCTGGCATGATAATACTATGCAGCCTATACAGGGCTGGCGTACACGATCTGACACTGCCTCATCAAAAAAGCCTAGGTCTATTCATGCTTGGATTGATAATAGTAATAAAAGATGGATTACTGTTGGGTCTTACAATAAGCTGTATGTCTACAACAGCGCATCTACTCAGTTCGACATTACACCTACTGGACTAACGTCTGGCTTTGAGGATGCTAATAACCCTGTAGGCTATGGTAACTCATTCTATGGCCAAGAGGCTTATGGCACACAAAGGCAGGAGTCAGATATACCTGATCCAGCTACCACATGGTCTTTAGACTCTTGGGGTGAGTATCTTGTTGCTTGCTCTGATGCAGATGGTAAGGTTTACGAGTGGCGGTTAAACACTGGCACACCAGCAGCACAAGTATCAAATGCACCTGTAAATAATCGTGGTATTGTCGTAACTGATGAACGCTTTTTAATGTGTCTTGGTGCTGGCGGCAATCCTCGTAAGGTGCAGTGGTCTGATCGTGAAAACAACACAGTATGGACTCCTGCTGCCACTAATGAGGCTGGTGACATTGAGCTACAGTCAAATGGTCGTATAGAGTGTGCTGTGCGTATGCAGAACCAGACACTTATCCTGACTGATACTGATGCTCACACTGCAACCTACTCAGGCCCACCTTATGTATTTGGTTTTGAGCGTGTTGGTACGTCTTGTGGTGTAGCAAGTAAGCAGGCTGTTGCTGTTGTCGATATTGGCGCAGTATGGATGGGCTTAGAGTCATTCTATGCCTACACTGGTGGTACAGTACAAGAAGTAAACTGTGATGTTGCTGACTATGTTTTCAGTGATATTAATGCCAGCCAGATCAGTAAAGTTGTTGCTGTATCAAACGCTAAGTTTAGTGAGATACGCTGGTTTTATCCTTCATCTGATTCTACTGAAAATAATCGTTATGTTGTTTATAACTTCCAAGATCAAACATGGTCTATAGGTGAGCTTGCTAGGTCTGCTGCTATAGATGCTGGTGTATATCGTTATCCTATATACGCTGACCCAGATACTAAGAAGATATACGAGCATGAGGTAGGCCATAGCTATGGTGATCTAACTCCATTTGCTGAGTCTGGCCCTATTAGTATTGGCTTGGGTGACAACGTAATGAATGTCACTGACCTTATACCTGATGAGCGTACTCAGGGTGATGTTACAGTAACCTTTAAGACTCGATTCTACCCTAATGATACAGAGCGTAGTTATGGTCCTTATAATATGGCAAACCCTACATCTGTACGCTTTACAGGCAGACAAGTAAGGGTCAGAATAGAAGGTGCTAATCTAACTGATTGGCGAGCAGGCATTAATAGGCTAGAGGTCAAACAAGGCGGTAAACGATGAGTATTCAGAATATACCACCTAAACCAACTGGTAATAGCTGGGTAAACTATGCTCAAAGATTAGGTGCTTACTTACAGCAGACTAGGTCAATACTACGCAGAATAGTATCTGGTGAGTCTGCTAGTGAGAATGGCATACTGTTATGGGACGAATCTAACGGCTATCCAGTTGTTTCTAAGAACAACGTATGGCGACAAGTTGTATTAGCTGATGGTCGTGCTAACCTAAAGATAAATAGTGACGTAACTGCTGCATCAGCCGATACTGCTTATGCTTTGACTTATACAGGTACAAAAATAGGTATTAATCTAAGCGGCTCACAAATACAGTTTGTTGAAGGTGGAGAGTATATAATAAACTTCTCTGCACAAATATCATCAACATCATCTAGCACAGTGCATTTTATGTTTTGGCCTAAGATTAATGGTACTGATGTAGCTGACTCTACTATTATCGGTAAACTGCATAACAATAATGCTACTCTTGTTATTAGTCGATCACAGTTATTTACTGTAAATGCTGGTGACTATTTAGAAGCAATGTGGTCTACTGATAGTACAAGCGGATTCTTAAATGCTGTAGCTGCAACA